GTTCTAAAATTAAACTTATGTATCGCGACAATGCCCAGTATAATCGCCAATTCAAATCCCGAACATTTTTACATTCAAGAAGGTGATATTTTTTAACTGATCAAACAGCGTTCGAACATTATTAAAATCCGGTTCGAACGCCTACCTTTGAGGTGTCGCATTTCAAACATTATTATCTATAGGATCGATGCTGTTCAAGGCTTAGCCCGGAGACTTCATCATAGCGATCCTATGGCTATATTTTATTGAAGTGCGACACCTCCGGGCTTTTTTTAACCCGCTACTCCTGTGTCATAATTCACTGTCAGCACCTCTACCTTGCGCCCTTTGCCAGTCTTTCCGGCAGCTAACTGTTTAGTAAACTTGAAGGTAGTCCAGCCATTTGCTGTAGAGTACTTTTCTAAGATTTCACTAGGGTAGCTGGATAACATGAACTTCCCTTCGATCTTGCCTAATGTACTAAGAAGTATATCAAAATCGGATTCGCTATATCCATTGTAGTGTCCTTGGTTAGAAAAAATGTATGGTGGATCAACGTAGTGAAAACTGTCCTCAGAGTCATGAGCCTGAATGATCTTTACAGCATCATTATTATCAATAGTAACAGCCTCCAATCGATCTGAGTAAACAGACAAATCAAGACTCTTTTTACCTTCCACTCTGATCGGTTGCTTCCCCTTTTTATCATACCCCCATGTGCCTATCTTGCTGGCAAAGCCTTGGCTTGTTGCCGTCCAAAACGCCCAGGCTCGTTTTACATTATCGAACAAATGAGGGTTATGATAGATAGTCAAAGCGTCCTCGTATTGGCTACGACTATGAAGAGTTGAAGCCACAAGTTTCTCCAATGCCTTAGGATTGGTTCTGAGCACCTCATAGAAGTTTACAATCTCTTGATCTACATCATTGATAATTTCTGACTGGCAGGGCTCTTTAGCCCAGAAGACGGCCAATCCTCCTGCAAACGATTCAGTGTACGTTTCGTGATCTGGAATAAGAGGCAGGATATGCTGTAGCATTTGTTGTTTGCCTCCATAATAAGTGATAGGTGTTTTTAATCGTGGTTTTTGTCGCACCATTGTTTATAGATATTTGAGTTAAAAATTTCTTATTCAAAAGGCGCGACACTGCCTTGTAGTTATTCATTTAAAAGTCATCAGTAGCATAGCTCACTCCATACAAATAGAATGAGCCATTAACATTGGCAGCGGGGTAACCCGCTGGTAGAGCTAGGCTACCGTCAGCGTGGACGCTACATCGCGTCAAAGAGACAGTACTGCCCGCTTGATCGAGAGTTGTGATTGCTAAACCAATCAGCCCTCCAGTACCAGTAGGCGGAGCTGGTACAGCCCCTGGGCCAGCTATCCAAGTGCCAGCCGCAATGAGCTTAACCTCACCTCTTAGATGAACGACTCCAAACTGATCAACTCTGTATTGAGGGGTTTGCCCGTTCCTGATTGTGTACTCAGGGTTAAGTGCTATATCAGTCCATGCACCTTGTATCTTATTTGCCTTAGTGGTGAGTAGTCCTTCAATCTTTCCAAGAGTGTCAAATGCTGCACCCGCTCCACCCAGCAGCTCATTCTTCAGCTCATCAATAGCAGATGCATAATCTATCAATTCGGCAACTTTGTCCTTTAGCCTCACAGTCTGATCCAAGTCTATCACTCCACTCCCTGTGGGAGCTAGTTCTATGACCATTTTATTGTCAAAATAAACAGAGTACTCATTCTGAGTGGTGAACCTTACAGGCCCTTCCAGATCAATGAAATTAGTCTTCAGCACGGGCACATTTGCAACGCTATTCCCTACATAGGCATCTACTAAATGAACTTCATTATTATAGAACACAGCACCATCACCAATAGCATAATCAGTGCCATCTGTAACAACATTGAGACCCCATAAAATTGTGACCTCATTGCTCAAAACACCGAGAGCCTGAACAATTGCCTGAATACTCTCTTTTGAGCCGTCCTGAATTAAACTCAGAGCCGTGTGAGATAACTCCTGGCCCTCAGCACCATGCTGTAAATCGACATATTTCATACTATTACTATTTTGAATGTTTTTGAGTACAGTTTATGAGCCTTAATTACAGCTCTCATTTCGTCTTGATCGAATAATATTCCATTGGGCACATTTACTGTGAAATCAACGCTATCGAGGTCATAAGCTTTGGGTGAATGCATTGCAGGGTTCCTACTATCAGTGGGGCCATAGAAACTCTCATTCTTGCGATCTTTAGCACTGAACATATACAGAGGAGCAATGGGAGTGTTAGTATTGGTGATCGTAATACCTGGCCCGAACTTTTGAACCAAAACAGTTCGAAGAGAGATCGTTTGGCCATTCCACTTGGATTCTTCGTCTGTATCTCTCCTGAAGTTTTCAAAGTCACTCTCTAACTTTAGTAAAGGGGTGACCAATACATTTATCCAGGATAGAAACTTAGTCTTCCGCACTGCCAACGGAATCAAACCCCTGGCAAATTTCTTTATGTCAAAGCTATAGTTCATTCAGGTGTATATTGAATTGACCCAACTATTGGACCTTGAGTAGACAATGGATATTGTGGGTCGATCGTCAGATACCCACTCTCAGGATCATACACTCTGGTCACGTCTTGATGAACACTCCCGGCAGGCTTGGCCGTGATCTGATCCACTACGATGTCAATCACTCCTTCCACCGCTTGAACCCTATCGACTAACGTACTGATCCGGAAAGTGCCAGCAAAGTCGAGCTCAGCTATGTAAGCATTGATCGCAGACTCTACATTGGCCGTGGTCGTAGCTAATGGAATCACAGCATTGTAATACACTTCAAGCTCTATGCGTAATGCATCTCCAGCAGTACTGCTAGCAATCAATGTAGTGCCTGCATACTGAATTTCGTTCAGATAACCCTGGAATGCTCCGAGCTCATCGTTATTCAATTCTACAGGAGCATCATTCACAAGTTTTGCAACCTTCACAATCGTCTTATTAAAAGAGGTAGTAACAGCCGATCTCTTTACTATTTGCTTTTCGTCATCTTTCTCAGCATACCCATAAGTGCCGTCATTATTGTATATCAATACATCACCATACTGAAATTTCAAAGCCTCACCAGCCAGCCAAGCCTCAGTGCCTGGCTTCGCTTTTAACTTAGTATTGATCTCGCTTTTGTATAAATCCCAAAGCTGTTCTAAAAAATGAGTTGAGACGGCCACAGTGTACAGCCACAATCGCCATACAGCCACTTTAGAACTACTAGTCAAATCATTCAGAATAGAAGCAATATTGTCACCTTGATACCCCAGATCAACGAGTGAATCATTCAGCTCCTTTTTACTGATCATTTGGTCATATATCTCGCTTATCGTCCTTGCCATTAGTACGGGATTATTGGTATATCAATTTCAATCAAAAGCGTTTCTCCGTTGGTAAAAAGTACCTCCTTGGAAACGCTATCTTTCGTCACTTCAACTATAGTGTTATCGTCTATCAGCATAAAAGCTCCACCCTGATCATCCGTGACTGAGGGAAAATCATCTGCCGCGTTCTTTGCTTTAAGAACTACATTGCGCAACCCTCTTCCTTTTCGATCAACCACAGTTACATTCTTGAACCCAGGAAGTGTAAAAAACAGCCCTACAGCCCCTTGTGGCTGCTTAAATCTTGTCTTCTTAAATACTTCGCTATACTCAATGCTCATGACTATCCTTTGTATTCGTTGGTATATGTTACTTCCGCTTCGGCCCACTGTGCTGAATAGTTTTCACCAACCAGTCCAGTAGGTCTATCAGGGTCAGCATTGCCATAAACGTTGAGTCCATCAAAGAACTTCTGAGGAGTAGTAAATAGCCTTTGTATAAGATACTGACCTGCAATACCAAAGCTTGGGTCTACGTCATTGTCCCATTTACTAGGTGTATCAGGAAAATCGAACTGACTACTCGTTCTCCACCTATAATCAAGCTTGTTTGGCCTCATCGATGCCATGGTAGAAGCGTCTGAAACCTCAAAAAACTCTAAAGCAGGAACTGGCGCTCGTAAAGCAGCATCCAAGGTGAAAGTATTGACATCCACTATTGCTGATATAGCTCTATCTTCTCCTGCGTATCTGAATATCTGACCAATTTGAAAACCATGATTATTACACGAAATCGTAATGGCGTCAGGAGAAAGAGCAGAGGTGGTTTTCACAGTGGGGTTAGCCACAGGGTAATAACTTGGTACATTCTTATTTTGTGCCGATCCACCTGCATAATCAGCATCATATTGAAGCAAGCCTTTGAATCCTACAATACCATTGAATGCAACAGGTTGATTGCCTGGGAACTTCCAAATATATCTTATGGTTCCACGTGATTCACCCGGATTTGTAACAGGCGCTAACGGATTGGATATATCCATCTCAGCACTTGCTACAACGAAAATAGTAGTGCCATTTGGAGAGTTCAATGTAATCAAGCTACCTACGTCTCTTCCTGTGATATTACCTCCGGTTGATGATTTTCCTATCATAGGGCTATTGCTTTGAAGGGTAAAGGCCTGAAGCGAAATATCCGTAAACAATGGGTCACGATTCATACAAGTAGCGACTTGATTATCCCAACCCGCTATCGTGCCTGCATAACCATCAGCCGTAAGGTTTGCTTCATTCAGCCACTTAACACCTGCCGCATATCCATTATCTTGAGGAGTTCCAACAAACTGATCTTGAACAGCGTATTTGTTACCGCCAATAATTATAACACCTTGAATATTACAGTACGAAGTATTACTTGGAGATGAATGTGGAGTAAGTGTAGAGTCAAAATCAATGTAGTTATCTCGAAACGCACTGCTTCCATTGACTGAGGAGTTTATAAATATACACCTGTAAAAACTGGAATTAGCCCCTACCGTTGCATCCGTAACAAGTCCATCATTTAGATGGTGTGACTCACCAGTCCAATCACCGCCTATAAATTCACAGTTTTGAAAAGTGCCATCTAACCCCTGACTATCATCAACATAAAACCCCGGTTGGGCTTCTATCCTAATTCCAATCCAGGTGCCGCTAATACGATCCAAGTTTCCAGCCTTCAACACTACATTGCCGTCCGCTTGTACAGTTTTAAAACGTCCACCGCCTGAAGCTAAAACATACACGCCTGTACCTATGACTATTTTTTGCGAAGTTCCTAATGTCAGAGTAGCCTTAGGAGCTCCGATAGTACCTGGATTACTATCATGGGCATTATCGCCCTTCGAATAGTATACGTCTCCGTCTGTGATTTCAAAATTATGATAATTCATAACATAATTATTTGATTGTGACACTTGTACTGCTTCCAAGAGCGATGACTCGCAGGGAAATCATAAAGCCTTGTTTGAATGATCTTGCATTCCTCAGTAGTATATTCTAAAACCCTTGATCTGTGATTTGTATCCGTACCATCCTGCACCGGTTCTTGATCAATTATTTCAGGTTCTACTTCTTTGAGTATTTGCCTTTCTCTTTCTTTGGTTATCATCACTTATATGTTACATACACATCAATAGTTCCGTCACTTGGCTCGAAGAAAATACGATGTTTTACATTCGCTTCATTCTTATAGTTATACCATGCCATTGTAAACTTTGCGGGATCAAAAGTAGGCTCATTAATTCCATCCGAAGTAATATGATCAACCCTACTACCTAAATCTGTCGCCACAGTTTCGTCAAGTGTATAAGCTAGAGGGCCAGCTATTATATGTACCGCCCTGTAGTTCTTATCAAGCTTCACAGCAGCGTTAAAAGACACAGTTTGCCTTCCCAATTGAGTCACTAGAGCGTACTCTCCATTTATCAACTTATTCACCCAAAGGATGGCCTGATTCAGCTTTGATCTCACTGAGTTTCCGGCCTCACCATTGGTAATATTGTTAATTGCCATTGCTATACGTTATCAATCCAAAATTCATCATCTCGCCAAAATCCGCCATCATTCCAAACACCGCCAGAAACAAGCCAATCAGATGCATTTATCACTTGAGCTTCATACTCACCCGTATTGGCCTTAAGTCCTTTTGCTGCATAGTAAGCAGCTATGTCAACATTGATAGCTTCAGGCCTCACGGTCAATACCTGTCCGGCCTGCAAATCTTCTCCCAGGTGTATCTCATTATCTTGAATCATCAAGATAATCCCTGAAATATCGCCATACACCTCTAAGGCTATGTCGCTCAATGTTTGTCCTCTAGTAACTATGTAGCTAGACATAATATGCTTCAAGTGCTACATCTCCATTACTGCCAATTATGAGCTCATCAACAATCATCCCGTCAAGCTCAAATTGCTTTAATATCTCTTGTCTCAGCGTAGCCAAATTATCATCGGCCAGTGCCTCACTAATACCAATACCCACAACTGGAAACTGTTTCAATTCTCCCTTAGAGCTCAACAGTAGAATTTTCTGATGCTGTCCAACTGCATTACCTATCACGAAGTCATCGTTGGCAATAGCTAAATCAAAACTCTCATCAAGTAAGATGTCAATCATGGTTAGTGCTTTACTCTTTCGTTTTCGATTTCAGAAAAATCACCCAGGCTTTTACCTGCAATAGCAATTTTCATAGCAGCTTGAAAAGAACTTACAGCTCCATTGCCCCACTCATTGATAGGCGCGCCATTAATCACGCTCATTATTGCCTCAAGCAGTTGGTTAGTCTTCTCCAGCTCTTTCTTTAAAATAGGAGTGATCGTGAGGCCTCCATTGTCGCCTCCGTAGAATACAACCTCTTCAACCTCATCCACTTTAGCGACAAAGGCCGTACTGGCATCATTACCAATAAGACAGACAAGTACAGTTGTGCCTTCAACAGGTATCTCCACAAATCCATCAGTTACGGTATTCACGCTGGCTTTTAGTCTCACGTCAAAAAGCTCAGCTCCACCCACAGGTGTTACAACACAAGTCAGTTCATTACGATCTACCGATTCCACATCGGCAGGAAAACAAATTGAAGGAATTGCGGTAAATGCCTTCAATGATTCCTGAAATCTTTCTTGTGTTGTCATTGATTGATTAGGATAGCTTCAAACCAAGTGAGACATCGCGCCTGGCTCCGTTCACACCAAATGTGGTCAACACTTTAGTAATGTGATAAGAACCATTCTTATCTGTGTATGAAGGGGAGAAGATCTTCCCGGTCATACCATGAGTAGCGTAGGGTATTAGAAAAGTCTTCAAACTCCCTTCGAATCCGTCATATTTATGTCTCTGAATTTCCTCTTTGGCCATATCCTGAAGCTTTGCCTTATCGTCAATATTAAAAAAGGTCAAACTTATAAGCTCTCCTTCACCGTCTCCTACTTCAACATTCAGCCTCGTATTATCTTTTCTAATTGAGGTAGCCTTTACTCTAAGCCTCACCTGATCAGCAGTTCTGAAAGTCAGTTTATCCTCTATAACATTCAACCCGAGATTATATCCAACCTCTCCTGGTCTATCCAGATAAGAAAACCCAACATATAGTTCATGGTCACGAAAATATGCTCTGAGCCTGTATTTATCCTTGATGTCTTGAACCGCCCTCGCTGCACTCACATTGCTAATCCTCATCGTATCAAATTCAATATGTGGAATTAGCTCACTTCTAAGAGTAATAGACTTACCTGTACCTGCTTTGTTCGTTTCGTCAACCAGATAGTTCAGCACCTCTTTCAGTGTTGTGTCTTTCCAGGCTTTCACAATGTTTACCCGCTTCATTAAATAGGTAGCATTTTCACATTCTACCACTACTGGTATTTTTGGCGAAACCTGCCTTACATAGCCTGTAAATTCAGTGCCAGAATACACGTCCTCATAGCCAAGATCAATCCGAACCTCATCACCTGGGGTTATTCTATCGGCCAGCACTTTGCTTATTCTTGGCAGCTCCACCATAGCTATATTAGTCAGTTGTGAGCTATCACTTTCAATTCTTACTTCTCTTACTTGGCGATACTCATTCGCCCCAATGCCAATGTTACATGTCAGTATAAACATGATAATCGCGGTTAATAGTCTTCTTTTCATTCTCAATTATTCTATGGTTAAAAATTTCTTTCATCTACCCCAATTGGCTTATCAGCTCAGTCTCAAAATCCTCATCACTATAGCCTATAATCTCATAGGCTTGGGCATGTTGCATTCCTGGCACCACTGGAAAATTCGAGTCTTCAATGGCTATCAGGCTAATATTGAAAATGGTAGTCAGTAGACATTGAATTTCCACACTCTTGCGCTCTTCAATAATCTTCCTGATCACTCTCATCTCAGTTTCAGGGTATCGCTCGCTGTCTTCATTTATCACTATGCCTCTGATAGTGATTTTATAATCGCCAATGTTGATCAGCTCCTTTACGCTACCTCGCTTGTTGGTCACGCCCTGTCGGTGTTCACCAGTCAGGTTAGTCTTTTTGATTATTTTCTTACCTCTGAGTTCTACAAGAGGTTCATTTTGCAATTGAATACCGTTGAGCTTTATAGGCATAAATAAGCGAGCACCATTGGCCGCATTGGCTGCAAAATCTCCTTCAACTTCAAAAGGCTCTATTACCCCGGACTGGTCACTGAATTTTGTGCCACTTATCAGAGCATCAACCTTTCCTCTAAGGTTCGGGTTAATAGAAATTCCTCCGGCAGGAAAAGGCACTCCTTTGTAGCCAAACACGTTTCTGTATAAGTCTACTAGGTTGAATTGCTGCCCTTTTACAAATTCATCAGCCATCAGTTCCTCACGCTTTGAACACCACCATTAATAGCTCTGGTCATCACCTCTAAAATCTTCTCGCTGATATCATCAATGTTTTCTCCCACAGTGGTTGAAATCACTTCGCCAATACCATTGATCGTATCTATATTAAGAGTGACATGAGTCACTTTCTTTCCTCCGGCTATCACACCATCAATGCCTTGTTGAACTGTACTGCCAGCATCTAAAGGGGATGAACTACCAGTTCCCCCAGGAGCATTCCCAACATTCACAAGTCCTTGAACAAGGGAGATTTGATTACTCAGCCTGTCAAACGATTTAGAAAGCTTTTTCCTTTGGCTTTCAGCCTTTTCATAGGCATTAATTTGTCTGCTAATGTTGCCGATCTCGGCAGCATTGGTATTACCTGTAGTTGCTTCTGTATACTGCTTCCTCAGGTCTGATATATTCGTTTCTTGAAGCAGCAGCTTCGAGTTCATCAATTGATCTTCTACGCCTTGCCTCTGACTGGTCAGATCGCTCAAGAGCGATTCACGCTGCCTTGGGTTAAGTTTATCAAGGTTGTTGAAGAGCCGCGTAGTCTCTTCTCTCGATTTCTGGCCCTCTTTGAACTGATCGTTCAGTTTATTAAACCGCTCAAACTCGTCATTGCTCTTTTTTAGCTTTCCTCTGAATAGGAGAAAGGCCGTTCCAGCAGTTGCTAAGAGAGCAGCTATAGCTCCAATAGGACTCATGCCCGTTACCAGGTTAAAAGCGGCCATAGCATCGCGAGCTGTTTTAATACCAGTGGCGGTAATCAAAGAAACAGTACCAACGGTTTTCAAAACCACCTGATAAGCCGTGAGTAAAAATGTACTGGCCTTAATAGCCAAATTATAACCAATCATGGCTGCTTTGTAGGTCACATAAGCTTTAACAAGAAAGGCAATTTGCTTTCTATGATCTATCAAGTATTTCACCAGAGCCACACCTGACTTCATCATACTAAGCAGGTTGTCTCTATTAGCTGTCAGGTAGTTATTTAGTCCCTGACCGCTCCTGATCAGGAGGGGGCTCAGCTCTTTCAGCCCTTCACTCATGGTACTAAAGAATGCCGTTATGGCTGGCTTCAGCTCATTGCCCAGGCTCACTTTCAGTCTTGTCACCTGAGTCTCATAAGCATTCATGTTAGCTTGTAGCGAATTGATAGCTGTGGGTATAGCTCCCTCAAATGTTTTCTTTAATTCAGCGGCAAACTTTGGTAAAAACTCAACGGCAGTCACTTTGCCCGTTTCCAGCATCTTATTAAGCTTGTCCTGCGTCATCCCCATAGCTCTTGCGGCTATATTGAATGCTCCCGGTATTCTTTCACCCAATTGACCCCTCAGCTCTTCAGCCTGAACTTTGCCTTTTGACATTATCTGACTCAAGGCCAGAAAGGAACCATTAACAGCATCAGATTTCATCTTAAGACCAGTAGCAGCAACACTGACCCCCTCAAAAATATCCCTGGTAGCCTGCCCCTGAAGCTTGGTATTCATCATAGCTCCAGCCAGTTTACTAAAGCCTTCATTGCTGCTCTCAAGAGGTAGTTTGTAACGATCTATCGTTTCATTCAGAAACTTTTGATTCTTAGTTGCCTCATTCGCGGCACCTGAAGCAAAAGAAATCACATTACCAAAAGCCTCATACTTAGCCGTTACAGCAGTAAGGTCGCGAGCAGCCATCAACATAGCTCCTGTAGCAAATACACCAACAGCAGTTCTTTTGATTCTATTGAGAACACCCTCATACCCAATAGCTGAGGATTTCACGCGATCATAAGCCTTAACTCCAGCTCGTTGGCTTTGCTGAAACTTACGCATAAGCTTCCCCTGACCGCCCTCTATACGATCCATGACTTTGGTCACTCGATCTTGAAGTTCAAATACGTATTCGTACAGTTTCATGATTGGCTTTTATTCCTTTCTTCTTCTCTCACCCACTGAAGTTTCGCGAGGTTAAGCGTCCATTCATCATCGCTCAACTCTTGAGGGTTCGGTATATTCATGTAATATTGAAGCAAGGCATCGTTATGATTAATCCAGCTAAGCGATGCCTTTGCTTCTTCTAAAGCTTTTTTACGGTTACAGATTTTCGTTTGAGCAACTCATCAAGCTCTGCTTCCAAGGCTTCAAACAGCTCCCCCTCGAAATCTTTAAAGCCTTCGTACCCTCCCAGGTAACAATTCGTGAAAATGGATTCATTGAATTTCATCGGGTTCTTCTTACTTACCTGCATGGCCATACTCAGAATCTTTCGATCTGGCTTTTTGAGGTAACAGACACATTCATCCACTGTATAGCTGAACACCTCACCGTGCTTTGCTTTCAGGGCATCAACTTCCTTTAGAGTAAGCTGCCCTTTTAATTCTTTAGTCTCGTTTTCCATGATTGATATTTAATCCAAATTTTAGTCTTTTGTCTCCCCCCTTTCAGGGGAGCTTGCCTGCCTTGGGCAGGGTGCCCTTTAGGGCGAGGGGGTTAAACGTTATAATCAATACTTCCTATAATCAGTGGCAGGCTCACATTCATATTGGCATCACCCTGATTAAGTGCTTTGGTAAGGTCTGTGAACTCAACATTGCGAAGTACGTCCGTGGTGATCACACCACCCGAAGCAGCGGCATAAGCCACTGTGATGTCAAAGCGAGGTAAGTCATTCAAGCTCTTGCCCTCACCAGCAGTGGCCTGCAATGCCTCATATTCACTTTGTAAAATCACAAGACTACCACTATAAGTCTTGTTCCCCCGTGTCCTGGCCACGGGCTTGTTACCTCGGCCATAGATATTCGTTTTCGTTTGCTCTTCCTTGTACTCAATTCCTGTAATTCCGAGCAATGGCCTTCCAAGCATCACCACTTGTAAGTCTTCCCAGGAGTATTCGTTTCCGTTGATCATCTGTTATGAGTTTGAAGGGTTTGTAAAACCTAGTTTTATATTGATTACAGAGCTATACGCTTTCGGCAGTATGGCCACATTCACCTCTATCTTGTTGGTGGTGAGTACATCCTGTTGAGGGTCTACCGTCACAGTCACAGAACTGATTTCTCCAGTAGCCGTCATTTGTTGATCAATGACTCTCTGCGCTTTAGCCTGATAGCTTTTGATCACAGCGGCTTCGAGCCTTCCTGTATCAGAATCAAGCTCAACATCATCTTGCAGCTCCTCTATAAATACCGCGTAAGTCAAAGTGATTGCTTTATCTATCACCCTTCCTCTACTCAGCGTATTGTAATCATCATCATCGCCAGTGGCAGTAGGGTCATCGGTAAAAAAGTAGCCATTTATACCCGTGTACTTTCTTGTTAGAATGTAACCCTTATCATGTATGGCTTTGATTTCCGTTTCTGACAAATCTTCAATCACAGTCTCACCATCGCTCAGGTAAGCAGCGGTGATTTTCAGATCACCATTTCTAACTCTTGAAAGTTTTCGCTGTACGGGCACAAGCGCAAGCCTGCCAAGAGCCAGGCCTACGCATGCCTCCAGGCTTCCAGCCTCTTTACCAGCAAGTAAGACAGCCACACGATTATCGTCTCGCTCTTTCAGGTTAGCCAGATCGGCTGAAACCTTCTGATAATCTCTGCCCCCTATAATGATTCTCAAGGGTTTGTAGTCATCAGCATAAGATTTTGCCAACGCTTGTGCTTTAGAAATCGAAAGTATTACATCCGGGTCTATGCCTACAGCTACAGCGGGGTCACCCACTTCATAAGCGGGCTCATAAGCCACATCCGGCACTCTGGTAATAGCTAGAATTCTTATTCTACCCTTAGCCGCGTTAAGCAGCTTTACGGCCATATCGTTGTCTTTATCAAGCACATTGATCATCAGTGTAGCCTCAGACTGTACACTTATCCAAAGCTCCGCTCCCTCTCCAGCCATTGTGTAAAAGTCAGCGATTTGAGCATACATCTCAGGATTCACTAAATCGCTAAACCCTAAGTCTTCAGCTCCTTTCAAGGTGAAGATTTGCTTAGGTTCGTTGATTGTAATTTTGCCCGCAATTTCAGCTCCTGTTCCAATCAACCCAGCCACACCATCATCAGTGCTAGCTGTTTGCCCGATTTGCCCGTTTTGTACTTCAATTGTTACTTCTGGAAATGCCATATTACTTTTGATTTATTGCTCCCTGAGGAGGTTCCTTTACCAATTGCTCCCAGCATTGTTGCTGGGAGCTTTCTATAGTTATTCCGCTTTTGGCAATGATGCCTCAGCTCTCGTTTATGGTATCAATATTTATGCTGTCAGTTTTTCAAACCCGGCCTTTGCCTTGGCAAATAGTGCTGACTTATCGTCTTTAAGATCAAAGTCAATATCATGTTTATTCATCCAGTCAGCCATTACTTCCATTGTCCATTTCCACTCAGGTTTCTTTACCTCACCTTCTGGCGCGTTGACCGTCTCCCCTTGGGGGGAGTGACCATCGGTCGAGGGGGGTAACTCTTTATTGACTACCTCCTGAACCTCTGGTTCTGTTACTTCAGTATTCTCATCCTTTGGCGCGCTGACAGTCTCCCCTTGAGGGGAGTGACCATCGGGCGAAGGGAGTAACTCTTCATTGACTACCTCCTGAACCTCTGACTCTTTGGTATCAGGCTTTCCATCTACAGTCAGAGTAGTCACAGTACCATTAGCCTTAGCCTCTATGGCTTCACTTGCCTTAGCTGCTTTTACTTTTTCCCACTCCTCCTGTACCTGCTCTTCAGATAGGCCGCTAACTTTAGAGAGCAGTTCAATTCCATTCACGCCCTTACTGGCCTCAGAATCCTGCCCTTCGGAGGAGGGGAGTAACGGCCTCTCAATCTCAAACCATTCACTTTTGATTGCCCTGGCATGAGAGATCGCATCGCTCTTTTTCTGATCAGTAAAAAACTGGCCATCAGGAGTAGCGTAAAACGTATCAACATCTTTGAAACTATCGAAGTAGTCACGAGACATCTCAATCAATTCTTCTTTGGTCTTAATTTTCGCCATCATTATTCTGTTTCAGTGGGGTATTCATCCTGTGTTTGCTTTTCTACCACAGGCGATAAAATCAATATCAGTCCGGCAATAGCAAAAGACCCAAGCACTAGCAGTGCCTGCGCCACAGTTATTGTCGATATATCAAGCCCTGTCACTACAGCAGCACCTGTTCCGGCTATTACCCCGGCAACCGTTCTCTTGCTAGAGAAGCGGCCTTTATTGTCTTTTAAGGCTTGCAGAATGTTTCCCGCGTCCTTCAAAACTCCTTTTGTAAATAACTTTTTCAACATTGTTTACTCAGTTCAAAATGTGGTAAATCTTTAAGCCGCTGATCATACAAGAGCTCGCCATCATTATCCCAATTACCGCCCCATGTTAGATCATGCGTTATCTGCCCATTGGCCAGCAGCTCACTGGAGCATTTCAGCACATGCCCGGCTAAAAAAGACAGATGTACTTCATCATACATCATATGCCTTTTACCTGGCACCCAGACATAAATATCTACAGCCATTGAAGGGCTATAATTGTGTTTACTCCGTTCCAAAAAACCATCGCAGTTCGTTAAAACAGCATTCGAATCAGTCACTTCATAGCCGTTAGGCACTTTCTTTCTTCCCGATCGGTAAATCTTGAATTGCTCTTCAGGTGTTCTTTGCCCCACAGCAATACCAAAATCAATCGGTGACGTGAGTATCGCGTAGAGCATTAAAGTCTGAATGTCTTTATGGCAAGTCTCAAGCCTCTTCAATGATGTTTTACTAAACTGATACATCAGCCCTTCTTTTTTCTTGTCGTGATACGCTTAATGAAATAACCTCCCAATGCTCCCGCACAACCACTGACAAAAGCAGTCAAAACGGTAATAAAGAAATCCTGAGAAGCCATTGCCATCAGTCCTGTGCCAGTACCGAAAAACCCTCCCAAAATCTCCTCAATATGTTTTTGAATTGCACCCATTGCTCCTTAAAGAATCGGGTTCATCTGCTTACCTTTTTTGCCGTTGCAGAATCACCCGATGATAATCACAGTTCTTATACTGTACCTGATTTCAAGGCACCCTGACCATACAGCCAGATAGCCGCTACCAAGGCATTTCCAGTAAATCTTGTTTCATCCTTTGGCGGATTGTTTCTGGTATCCTCACTCATGGGCTTGTGATGTACGGTAATATTGTACATGGCCTTAGTTAGGTGATCAGGATAGAAGCTAATTGATGCTGGCCTATCAGTAGGAAGTATTGCAGCCCCCTGAGCTTTTTTGGTATTGTCAGCAGCGTAGTACACCTGCTCCTGGTTCCAGTAGAATTTAAAGCCGTATTGATTAATAGGCTCTCCTTCAGCGGTCTTTACATAGATATCCTTGAAGTTCTGATAATTCAAGGCATCAAGCATTAAATCCTCAAGGTGGTCAGGCGTAAGCACCATATGAATATCATTCAATTTCAGCAGTGGCAACTTATTGTAGAGTCCTCTGAATTTCACCAAGTCTTTAATGAGTAGTCTTCTCGATCCATCACCACGATCTTCTCCGGTCGTTTCCAGAAATGGAAGCTCCACGGCTGTATCATCATCAGGAGCAATAGAATGCAGTACTTTTTTAATCCAGCTCTCAGCAATGGCCGACTGTGACTTCATTCGAAGAGTCCCCTGCCTATCAAGCATCGATTCGCGAATCTCCTCCTTGTCAGTTTCAAAGGGAGTTGTAGAGAAGTAACTCCAGGGTATTACCTTGTTTTCTACCAGAAACCTTACAACATCCACATCAGCATAAGCATCTGCTTTGTCCCAGTCAACTTGAATCGGTTGACCAATCTTTTCAACAACTACACCGCCAGATGTCAAGGCACGTTTCGGAGTAGTAGGAATGGGCGTGATAAAATCAGCCTTGAGGTTCCTCAGTTCATGTAAAATCTGAGGCAGCAAAAACTTTTCTATGTATTCGCCATTGTTAAATTCAGCCATTTCTTAGGTTTTTGGGTTGTCACTATCTTTATACTCCGCCCTGATCATAGCTTGCAGCTTTTCGGGCGTTTTCTCCAGCTCCTTCAGCTCCTCAGCTGTCAGTTGTGAATACTTCTTTTCTCCACTACTATCTGGCTCGCGCTTCTCTTTAATCCCAGCCAGCAGCTTACTCAGCTCTCCGCCCTTAGGAGCGGTCGGTTTCTCAACCTTAGCAGTTGCGGCAGGCACCAATTCCATCCAATCTATGGCGGCAGCTGGGTCAGCTTTGATTTTCGCCTCCACAGTAGCCTTGTTATCTCCACTCAACAAGCCTTTTACAGTTGCTAAGGCCATTGCAGCCTTTTGTAGTTGCTTGTTTACTTCAGTGGCAGGCTCTTCTTCGCCATCACCATCACCACCATCGCCTTGCGCGGTAGTTTCCAGTTCAGCCACTTTTGCTTCAATTTTTTCTATTGAAGAATCTTCAGCTAGACCTACTTTCTTAGCCAATTCAGCTTGTGTCATGTGTTTTTGATTTGTGTCTACAATAAGTTGGGAGTCATAGTGAGCCGCCATTTCCGTCAATTCGGCACTAGCTTTTTTTGGGGCCTCAGCCTTTCCAGCTACTATTTCATCCACTAATTTTTCTTTGAGAGCCTCAGCAGCGGTAAACCACTTGTCTTCGCCTTCTTTCATCCAGTTGTCGAGAATCCACTTCTTTTTCTTGCCAGTTTTATCAGCGTAGATTTGGGCAAGATCAACATTGAGGCTTTCCAGCATAGCTGCCGATCTTTTCAAATGACCAGCACTACCCCACGCTCCGGTCGAACCCTGATGAATCATGATTCTCGCTGTTTTTGCTATGAATACTCTTTTTGCACCCATTGCAAAAACAGAAGCCATAGAAGCCGCAAGTCCGTCTATGTAGACATTAATTTCAGCCTTTGAATTCTCCATAATTGAAAGCATCGCAATACCTTCGAAGATTGATCCTCCAGGAGAGTGAAGCCTGATATTGATTACACTGTAATCCTTCTCAAGTGCCTTTATCTGGTCGTAAAACCTATCAGCTCTAACCTCACCCCATTGGCTAATAGTGCCATACATTCGAAGGTCAACAGAGGTTGTGCTTTTATTCTCTACTACATAAAAACTTGTGTTCATAAGCCTCGGCTTTCTCTTTAATTAAGTGACCCAAACTTGCAGCCTTTTAACCCTGCCAAAAACACCTTGTGCGTAATTGATGCACTATTCTGCATCATTAACAGCAGCCCTTGCATCAATCATAAACTCACTCTGATTTCACGCCCTGAAAGCCTCGACTTTAGCCCCATAACAAGCGTATTATGCAATTACACGAGCAGGGGTTTGAGGCCTATTGTCAAGGATTATCACAAAAGCAGATATCCAAAGTTGTTGGCAAATCTGAGCAGGCAGTAGGCACCTGGAAAAAGAAATACAATTGGGAAGAAAGGCGGCAAAAACGTCTCATCAGTAGAGACAATGCAGAGGAAGGCGTCTGGCAGCTCTTCAATTACAATGTTCGGCTATTGCTAAAGATTGCAGCCAAGCAAGAAGAGCTTATCGCATCAAAAAAAGAACTGACTGTGAAAGAGCTGCAAAGCATGCTCACCTCTAAAGGAGATGTAGACGCCCTTCAAAAGCTACACACTACCATCAAGGGCAAGCCCAACACCTGGAACGATGCCATCACCATTGCACAAGAGCTGCTTGAGTATTTCCACGAGCACCACTTCGAAGCCGCCAAACTACTGGCCCCAATCATGGACGAGTGGCTTAACCATAAAAGGCAGTCAATCTAATGAGCGAGATGACCGCCAAAGAAAAGAAAGCCTATGAGAAATGGCTTAAGCTCTGTCAGAAAATCAGAGAGCACGATGCTCCCGTACCACAGGAAACAGAAAGGGAGAAGCGGGAGCGCATTGAATACCTCAACAAGCCAGGCAACGCAGCCGAATATGATAAATACTACTTCGGTAGATATATAGATAGTGACTTCGCTTGGTTCCATCATGAGATCAACGATGCCTATGATTTCAATGACGATATATTCTTAGTACCTGAACTTCCCCGCGAACACGCCAAGTCAGTCTTTGTCATCGTGTTTCGCCAAATCAGACTCCACACTCAAAAGAGACTCGATGGTCTCTTAGTCGGTGGTAGAACTGACCCCAAGGCTAAAAAACTTATAGGAGATATTGAGGCCGAGCTGCGCAACAATCAAAGGCTCATTGCAGACTATGGTGATTTCAATATCATGGGTACCCATAGAGAAGGCCACTTCTCAATAGGTGGCGACATAGGCGTATGGGCATTTTCCCCTGAACAAGAACCCGCTGGGGTAAGGGAAGCGGCTAAGAGGCCAAACTCAGGAGTCTGCGATGATATGGACTCACTGAAGAAATACCATAAAAAGCCCGACCGTGTAGAAACCGACATGAACTGGATCATGGGGGAATTTATGAATTGCCTCAGCCTTAAGAATAAATTCTTCGCATTCTGCAACAACCGTGTTTGTGAAGATGGACTCACTGCTAACATAGTAGGTGATGTCAAAGAAGGAGACCCAAAACGCGAAGGGATTATCCATATTAAAGCTTATGCCACTGAAGACCCAAAAACTCGCAAAAAACTACTTATAGCAGAAGGTGGAGTGCCTGCGTGGAATCGCTATACCATTGAGATGCTTGAGAAGCGTTTCAAGCAAATTGGACCAAGTAACACTTCCAGGCAGTTCTATCACACACATAAGCGTATAGGCAAATTCTTCATAGAAGAAAACCTGCCTTGGGTTACAGCATTGCCCTGGGTTAGTTACGATGGACTCATTCAATACTTAGACCCTGCTTATGGCAGTTCTGGCAAAAGTTGCTATCGCGCCTTAATTCTATTGGGTAAAATCGGTCTCGAATATGATATCCTGTATGCTTGGATGAGAACAAAAGGAGATTTCCCTGAGGCCCAAAGAGCACTAGAAAAAGAGGTGAAAAATAGAATTGGCATTCCTCAAGAGCTGATAACTAAAAATGCACGGTTCACCACCTCTAGGTTTCAAAATTGGGTTGAAGCTGGATCATTACAAAAGGCAAGACTCGATAACATCTACAAACTAGCTGATCATGAACGTGGATTTTCTTGGAGACCACGATATGACAATGATCAGCTTGGAGACAAGCTCTCAAACATTGAAAGTCTAGATCAATTCGTAGACAAAAAGCTAATTCGGTTTAGTAGTGAATATCAAAAGAACGAAGATATGATCACCCTTAGAAATCAATTCATTGATTTTCCTAACGACTTCTACGATGGCCCTGATTGCGTTTATCGTGCCAAAAACAAACTTGACAAAATCACTCAAAGAAGCCAGTCCGAATCCCGCACTGGCTCATTCGCAAAAAACACTGACAGATCACTACATTAAACACTAAACCTCATGCCGTTCATTACCCCTTCAGATTACAAAGCCAAGATCAAAGATCGTCATTTACTCCAGATTATAGAAGATGACCCAGAAGTTCAGACCATCGCAGAAAGCACGGCCTTAGGTTTTATAGAGTCCGCCATTTTCCAACGATACGACTCAGAGCATGAACTAGCCTTGGTTGGTTCCGATCGCAATCAGGTCTTACTCTGGTATGCTACCAGCATTGTGCTGTACACTCTCTTCGAACGCGTAGACGATGAAATAGTACCTGAGAGTGTCATCAAAAACTATGATGATACAATGAAGGCACTCGAATTAATAGAAGGAGGAGAGAAACCTCTAAAGCTCAAAAAACTGGAAGTAGATGCAGACGGAGACGGCATCATAGACCCCGTTTCCAAATTCAGATTAGGCAGCGACAATCCCAGAGACTTCCAACTCAACTAAAACACCGTTCGAAACCCGTTTAAACTCGCGCACATGAACTCCATACAGAAATTAGCTATCAAGGCTTTACCTAAAAAGATGCAGGCGCAAATCGCCTTAAAACAAGTTACCCCACCTAGCAAATCGCTCACCGATCGCAAGCGGGTCAGCCATCAGTTAGAAACTGATTTCAAATTTCGCTTTGAGATGGGACTCAACGCACTCAGGCAAGCAGAGGATTTGGCACGCGACCCTGAATTCCCTTCTCGCTATCATCTACTTCAGATATACGATCGCATCATGAACGACTGTCACCTGTGGAGCCAGGCCGAAAACATGGACGACAAAGTATCAGGCTCACCATATACGGTCATTGATGAGAACAAAAAACCAGACGATCACCGTGCAGATCTATTCGAGCGAAATTGGTTTGAAGACTACTGCCGTCTCTTTTGCAGCGAGGAGTTATATGGCACTACCCTTATTGAGTTTCAGGAGTTCATCAAATCATCAAACAAGCTTGTAGAATGGGAAGTTGGCGATGTTGAATTATTCCCTCGCGAGAATGTAGTTCCAGAAAAGGGCTGGATTGTCCTCAGCCCACAGGGCTATGTGAAGGGAATCCCTTATCGCGAAGAGCCTTGGAACACTTATCTCATTGAAGTAGGTAAGAAAAACAATCTGGGCAAGTTATTAAAAGCATGCCCGGAGGTGATTATCAAAAATTTCAGCCGCACAGACTGGAGTCAACACTCAGAAAAATACGGTAAACCAATGCTCAAAATTGGCACTGAAACTACAGACACAGAAGAGCTAAACAAACTTGAGACTAACGCTAAAAACCTCGGCTCTAACGGCTATTGGATTGGCGACAAAGGTGATGAAGCCAGCCTTATGTCAGATTCTGGCAGAGGTGAGCCTCACAAAATCTATCTGGAAAACATCATGTATTCAGATACATCCAATTCCAAGTTAGTCACAGGCCAGCGTGGTGTAAGTGATGAGCAGGCATTTGTAGGCAGCACAGAAGCAGGCGAGCGAATGCTCAACGAAAGAGTCGAGGCCCGTATGAGACGTTTCCAACGCCATGTCAACGCTGTATTAATCCCTAAGCTTATCGAATTCGGTTACCCTCTGGAAGGCTACAAGTTCACTTTCCTTGCTTTCATGGACGAAAAGAAGGAGAAGAACAAAGGCGATCAAGAACCTAATGACGACAATCCCGGAGGTGATAGCGAGGGAAAGTAGAAGGCTCCACTGATGGAGCATCACCATTCACCAAAACAATCATCGCTTATTACACCAGCAACTGCACCCACACGCACGAACAATCTCCCCCTAAGAGGGGGAGTGGCGAAGCCGAGGGGGTAGAAGCCAAACAAAAAGATCTTTTCCCCTGGGAGCAGTTCATAAAAAGAGCCGCCAGGCGCATCTATGACCGTAAACTTGTAGGCGGTCAAATAGATCTTTCCACATGGGAGCAAACAGCCCTATCACTCTGGAAAGGGACAAAATCAGGCTTTGGCCCTGTAGAATTCGGCACAGACAACCATGCTTTGCTACTACAATTCAAGTACAACATACATGTATTTGCAGCCTTCAAAAATCATCAAAACATAGGAGCTATCGCTGATGCCCTCATTGATGACAAAGGAAAGATCAAGTCTTATCGTCAGTTCGAAAGAGAAGCTCTGGCCATAAGTAAAAACTACAACCGCAATTGGCTGCGCACAGAATACAACATTGCAGTTCGCAGAGCGCGCACAGCTCACAACCTGAACAAAGCCCTGGACAATACCGATCTCTATCCCAATTGGGAATACATCAAAAGCAAAGCAGCCGATCCACGCGAAGAGCACAAGAAATACTATGGCAAGGTGTTTTCGCTTCTCACCACAGTGGGCAAATCGGTTATACCACCCAATGGAGAAAATTGCCAATGTGGTTGGAGGCCCACAAACAAGGCTGTCACGGATGAAAACCCAGATACAAGCATTATCAAAGATCAGTTCTTGGAAGACCCTACTGATACGGGAAGAGTATTCAGTGATTTGCATCCATACTTCAATGTGCAAGAAGACTTTCAAAAGTGGTCTACCAAAAACTGGAACATCGATTTACCCGCAAGCCCTGATAAAATCACCAATATTTTCAAGGTTTGGAAGCGTGTCAGCAAATCAGACAGTTACACCATCGAGCACAAAAACAAAGACACAGGCGGTTTTGTAGCAGCTCACAAAAAACATGGTAAAGCCGAACTAACAGAGAACATCAAAGTAGCCAAAACTCTCGCTGATAGAAATTCCGATGCTGTCATTCTCCAACCAATCAAGCACGATGCAAAAAGCGCAGACGCTATTGTCAGTGGCCAGGTAACGGAGTTCAAAGCAATTGGCCCCACTGCCAAGCTCAGCAACACAATCAACAGGCACATGGCCAAAGCCCGAGCACAGGGGGCCGAACAATTAGTAATCACATTGCCTGCCAAAGTTAACTTCAAAAACCTATCGAAGGGCATTCGAAGAGCCTTTGAAAATGACAGCCAAGGCAAAATCAAGACAATCATTTTCATCTACAAACAAAAGCTAGTGAGCATCACAAGAGCCTCTTGGCTCAAAAACAGTGTAGACCATTGGATACAAAAAAAGCTGAAAGACTAGGTCTCTCAGCTCCGAGCTCCGAGGGTATTGCTACCCAAGTGGCTCCCAAATATACGAATTATGTCGAAACGTAACATGCAGCAATTCTCAGTTGACCTAAAACAGATCAAAGAAGATCTGGAAAAACTGATGAATAATGACATCCCGCGAATAGTAGGCAGAGAAGCTGTCAACTTCTACAAGGCCTCGTTTGACAATCAAGGTTTCACCAAGAAGCGCAAGGGTAAATGGAAGGGTAGAATATATGACACCAAAGAGCAGAAAGGTAAACCCATCCTTCACGGTAGCGGGGAGCTGGAAGAGAGTATCGATTACCGTATTGAATCAGGCAAGGTCATCATCTTCTCAGATAAGGAGTATGCCGAAATTATGAATGAAGGAGGCAAAATACCAGTAACTGACAAGATGCGAAAATTCATGTGGGCCATGTACTACGAAACTGATGACGAGTTTTACAAAAAATTTGCCCTCACCAAAAAGAAGACAATCACCATACCCAAACGTCAGTTTATGGGCTTCTCTGATAAGCTAAACAGCATCATAGAAAAACAGATTGATAACCGGGTAGACGAAATTTTCAAGTAAAAACCATGACAACAGACTACATCTACACCATATTAAAGGCCAGACTTCTGGACAAAGTGCCAGAGCTCAAAGAAGTTGCTTTCTATTATCAGCAAGATGAAGAAAGTGCAGGCAAAGGCCGTCCCATTATCATAGCACCTGCTGTGCTTATTGAATTCTCTGACATTCCCACAAGAGCACTTAGCGGATCAGTAGAGCAAACCACCATACAATTCAAGGCCAGAATCATCACAACTAATATGTATGACGATGACAAGCGCATCACTGATACTAGTCAAGAATCTCACTTTTCAATATCCCGTAAAGTATTCCAGTCGCTCAAAGGCTATGGAGCTACGATCAGCGCACACCCCGGCTTTGAAAATCTCAAGGATACCGAACAAGACTTTTGGATTATCAATTCAATCACCAGAACCAACCACCGTACCGACCACAGGCTTAAAAAAAAGATGAGAACCATCATGAATTTTACAGCTACAGGTAAAGACTTTACAGCCGTCAAAAGCTTTCAAACTGCCCAACCTGATTTGGATATAACCATTTAAATACTCTATTTTTATGGTAAATCACAGCACTTCATTTGAACACACAGGTCAGTACCACAAACAAATACAGTACTCGCAAGGCCAACACAGCCAGGCGCAATGAAAGCATTCGCGCTTTATTCAATCAGTTGTATAATGAAAAGAGAATCCGTTACGATGATGTGATTCAAAAAGTAGCAGCCACTTACGGCCTTAGCCCCGTCACAATCGAGCGCAACATCCTTAAGTCATAGTATCAATCTTCCAGCCAATACAAATACCATCAACATAGTCCTTTCTGAAAGCGATTAGATAGGTATATTTGACCTGTGTAGCCACTCCATTGTTCTGAACATCACGGCATTCCACACACGGCATGGTAAACACCTCACCATTCACATCACTGGCCAGTGGTAAATATGGCCTCACATCGCTCACTATCTGGTTAAAATTCATACTTCGAAGTGGTAGGTTACTTTAAGTTGAAAAGCAGACCCGTCACCTCCAAGACATTTCTAAACTAAATCAGCCGTTCCAAACATGTCCCCACTGTTGTACCATAAATGTCTCTTGTTTCGGCAACATTTCGGCAGCGTTCCTCATTCGTTCCATTATCTAAACATGTACATGTTGTACTATATTTATGATATTTACTTACGTCAAAAATTATTAAGTATATTATCATCCTTTATTCAACACCAAACACAATGAGTCAATTTCCAAATAATTCAGGCGGTTCCATTAATGGAAAAAAAGCCAGCGAAGAAGAATCCAAATACAAAAGTAAATACCCTGAAGCCCGCCTCTCTTACGATTTCGATGTCGACCAGCTAATCAAATACGGTGAGGAAGCAGCCAAGAAAGGAGCCACGCAATACTATTTCATCAATGGCCTTGACAGCAAAGGAAACACCACGCTAAACTATGGCTTCATTGACGAAGCAGGAAAATGGGTGGTAAAGCCCGGCAAGCTGGCTCTCAAACAAGCCAAGTCATTCAAAAAAGCTCACCCCACTGAAACCAGAGCATACGGTTGGGGCACCGCTAGTCTCACACCTTGGCTTATTAAAAAACAAGCTGCCGGAGCTGACATAGTCTCATGCTGCAATGGTGTAGATGACAACGGCAACAACACTTTGCTTGTAAGGGCAGATCAAACGCTATCCCTTTCAAGGTCAACAACCACTGAAGATGATGAAGACGCTGCTTTCAACATTGCCACACTGTGCCCACCACTTTGCGGAGGAGGAGAAGACTAAGTGTCTGCTATCACAGTACTATATATATTAGGCTACGGTGCCGCCATACTTTCTCTGCTACCTCTTAGTATAGGTTTAGCCAGGCGCAAGTACATGAACCCTATTTATAAGGCCGCACTTCTCATTGCGGTCTTAACTTTTACCTGCGATCTATCAGCGGCCATACTCGCTCTCAACGGCATTCGCAATTGGTTCATGATACCCTTAGGCAATATGCTGTATGCATTACCCGTTTTCTGGTTTTATCATCACCTTATCCAGCCAAAGCACCACAAGCTGTGGTTGGGGCTGGCCTTAGCATTCATCATTATCCAGATCATCGAAGTATTCTTCTTTACAGGCCTCAGTGCCTACACCAGTGTCAGCAGCACATATCTCAGCATTACATTTACTGTTAGCTCTATCATCTTACTCAAAGGTGTTGTGCGCAAAACCAGTACCGTAAACCGCAAAGGCTCCTCAGTGTTTATCAGCATGCTAAAGCAGCCTTTGTTCTGGCTTATTATCTCAATTCTAATATACTATGGAGGAAGTTTACCAAACGCTCTCTACGGTCATTATTTAAGTACTAAGCAAACAGGAGTCTTTTATTTCACAACGGGCATATCATCAGGTTTACTCATTTTATACCGTCTAATTTTTGCCAGAGGGCTTTATCAAATACCTCAAGTACAGCATCAACTAAATCCTCTTAGCGTATCAAAACACTAGTTACACATATTCAATCCAACTCAATTCCAATTGATACGGGCATTAACTCACAGATTTTTGTAGCGGCAGTCGTAGTCATAGTTGCTTTGATTGCTCTCTTCGCCTCGTATCTCTACTATCACAAAAAGCAGGAGAGTCTCCGAAAACAAAAGGAGGCCGAGCTAGCCAACCAGCAGCCACAAATTCAGCAAATTGAATACCAAGAAGCAGTTAAGATCGTGAAAGAAAAGCTTCAGGAACGATACTCCGACTATAATGGATATATAGCCCCATACACCCGTGATCCCGATATGAGTTTTCAAGGATCAATCGGCACATTAAGAAAAGCCCTGCAAGAAAACACCCAGCGTCCCAACCGTGAATATATCGAAAAAGCTCTCAACGATCTGGAAGCTACTAATGAACTAAAGTTCCATGTAAAGAGGCCGGAAAAAACAGCCTGACAAACAGCTAAGTCACAAAAAAAGAGCAGCATTTCTGCCGCTCTTCATATGTACACCAAAGTATTTAACTAACCTCCTGTGCGCTGGCCTGTCTCCCCCTCGGGGGAGTGCCCTCAGGGCGAGGGGGGTAACTCACACCAATAAACATACTTCCCTTTCTTCTTCACCATCACTACCCTATAACTCACAGCATCATAGTAGCGGTAAGTATTGCCGTCCTTCTCTTTCTTCTCCACAAACTTCAAATTATCATCCAGCCACTTCTGTTGGTTGCCTGTCACCGAGGCCAGAGCCACTCTGTAGACTTTACTCTTATCAAAATAGTAAGTGTATCTATCATTGAAGCCATTCTCTTGCACATCAGAATACACATTATACTTCCATCTGTTATCCTCCGGGCTAAAGCTCATGGGCTGGCAATCAGCCTCATTCCATTTACCAAGCTCTTGCTGCCACTGAGCAAACTGCACCGAATCAACAAAATTGACATAGTCATGATCAAACAATTCATCCTGCCCCTGTACTGATACACAGGCTATCATTAGCATGATTAGTAACACAATCCTTTTCATATCATTCTTCTTTAAAATAACTCTTCAGGTAACTCTCGTGGTTTCTCTTAATATTCTTCAGAAAAATATTATCCAGTTCAAACGAGGCAAACTCATACTCATGCTCTTTCTGAAACTGCTCAATAACTTCCATAAGCTTCAAATCAAGTTTAATACACATAGACTCACTTTCAGCAATCCTCATATTGACCTTTGGTCGATCATCAAATCCCATCGTTCTTAAAGTTAGTAATATCTAAATCAATTTTTGGCATAAACTCCTCTTTACATTGCTTGCAGCGTAACGATGTATCGTTACTCGCTTCCTGCTTTAGAAAGAAAACGGCCCTTTTAAAAACTCTAGCCATACCAAGATGCATCTGTCTTAAATTGGGGTATGAGTAGTTATTTGCTTGACATTCGCTGTCCTTAGCTCTGTTTTCGATAAAAGCAATAACCTCATCCCGGCTCAGCTCCTTTGTGAGCCACTCATTCATAATTTCCTTAGAAGACTTATCTACGTTATTCATGCTCTGCTCATTTACTATCAAAATACCCCTCAGCCCGTTTATCCATCTTATACAAATCCTTTTTCGGGTCTACACCCCTGGGCAGCACTTTCAAAAACTTCCCCATATCAATAGCCGAGTTCACCCCATCGCTATCAAACCGCTTGGCAGACTCATGAAACTGTCGATTCACCTCTACCTCATACTGCTCACGATCATTCACATACTGCCTGAGCCATCGCAGAAGCATTGGCCCGTCCAGTCTATGCATTAACTCACCATAGTCACCCTTTCGGCCATTGTTAAAGCACAGCGCAATTTCTTCAATACTCAAGCCTCCAAACTCCGCTACCACGTCAATAGCAGCCTCAGCCGCTTGATTTACGGTTATATTGTTAGCCACATTCAGTCCCTCTCTAACACCACCAATAAGCAGCAATACCTCACGTTCCAGCGTATCCAAATCCTCTCCATTAGTCTCGCGAGTCTTAAGCGTATCCAGAGGCATCACAGCCCCTTTGCTATGCTTAATCAAATCAGCCTCATGTTTAATCTCTACAAGAGCCATTTCAATAGTCACAGGGCTATGAACCAGCTCATCGCAGTGCAGAGCCTTCATTTCCTGCCAATAGGCCCAGCTCCTGCGCAGAGTATCGAGCCTGTCATCCATAGCCCTTACAGCACACCTGTCGGTGATCACACGCCTAATACTCAACCCATTCAAAAAGTGTCTAACCTCCCTGAGGTTATTCGCCTTTAAGGCTGCTATTAAGCTGATCCCATTCGTTTTCGCTATGTCGCCTTTTGGCCGATTTGCTAGCATTTCTAAATTCAAATAATATCTCTTGAATGTTCTTTTTGATCTGAAGTAGGCCCACTTGCTTTTGAATAAACTCACTCAGAAGACTCCAATTATCAAACATATACTGCCATCCTTCCAGAGCAAGCAGCTCATCACCGTTCACCTTCTCCTGTTTCATCAGGTAGTCCACTGTTTCCTTCAGAGCACGACCATTAGCCGCGTTCATATGAGCCGGAGCACCCAGCTTTTTTCGGCAAAACTGATCATACGCCCCAACAAACTCCTGATATCGTTCCAGCTTGATCACCTTCTTACGGGTAGGCTGTCCTCCCTTGGGGGAGGTGCCGCAGGCGGAGGGGGTTACCTGCACTTCCACCAACGTCTCCCTAATAGCCCCTAAAGCCTCCCGTTCCACATCACTATTAGCAAAGCCAAGTAACTCATCCACAAACGCTATTTGCTGATCAATCCTCATTCCCGAACATTAATTGATCTGTATAATTATTGACATGATCAAACGCAGCTATTCGAGCATCATAAGCAATCATGGTCGCTTCATATAAAATATCCCACTGTACCTTGGCACTGAGGTGGTTGATAGTCTTATGTAACCTTTGCCATACTATGAATGCAGTTTCAAGCATATCATCATTTCCGTTCACTCCTTTAAGTGTCGCGATCATTCTTTGTGCCACTTCTCGATCAGATTCAGACGAACAAGCCTCCATCACCGTATCTTCGATGACAACAACATTCCTACTTATTTCTACTATATTCATATCCCTACTTGTTACTCCCTAATTCCTTCTTATACATCTCCTTCACCTGAGTCACTACAGCAGGTAGTTCATTCAGGTACAGAAAATTCAAGATTACTTTCCGAGGATTATTAGCCCCAATATTTTGTATAAATCGATTGATACGATCATAATCAGGCTTACCATTTGGCAGCACGTAACCTAGAAGGCATAAGTGATGAATGATCACACCACGCATCCTTTTGCGCTTATCATTCTTCGGGTCAAAGTTTCTGCTTGATGTCTTCATATCGTTTTATGCTTTTATTCATATCCTCAATCTCTGCCGCAAGTCGTTCCTGTTCCTTGCCAGCCTGTATTATTTCATTAGTAACTACCCGTCCCTCAAACCATGTAGAATGAAAGTCATTCAGCTTCTTATCAAACTGCCGTTTGTATTTCATCACCATCCGCTTCTCATCTTTCAAAGCAGCTATCTCACGGTTTACTTCCCTTTTCGTCATAGTTCAATTCAGTATCTTAATCAGTCTCTCCAACTCTCCCCCTTAAAGAGGGAGTGGCGAAGCCGAGGGGGTTAGGGGTATTGTGATCCGAGCAGGATTCGAACCTGCATTGCCAGCGTAGCAATCTCATACGAGTCGCTATGTTCTGAGTGCGTCTACCAAGAGCTTGTAATGACCGAAATCCATCGGTTTAACTTTACTCATTCCGCCACCGGATCATTTCAAAGTTTCGCACCCCAAGTCCTCCCCTTTGAGGGGAGGTGGCCTTTGGCCGGAGGGGTTCAAAAACGACCTATCTCTTTCGTCTAAAAAGATAGGATTGTTCCGCTGGCAGTATTGCTCTGCATCACGCCTACACGTGCAGCGAAATCCTTCACTCTACTTATTTAAAAGGCGATCCAAAAGTTTTAAGTTATTCTGATATTCAATCATGATATCATTAGAGTCAATCTCAGCTCTCTCTAACCTTTCTATTTCAGCCCTGAATAGAGCACCAGCCTTCACCAACTCCTTCACTCTGTCATCTGGAGTAGGTTTCCAACTATCAGCAGACCACGGCCAGAATACAGGTATCCCATCTTGGGATTTCCTATTTTCCTCAGAAGCAGCATAACAACGAGCTGCAAAAAGAAGCTGAGAAAGTACATAAGTATCATCTGACATCTGGGTATACCCTTTCTTTGACACTTGTCTTGTCCTTTCTTCTGTTATCTGGTACTCGGCATCTTTTAGACCAGAAGTAGGCCATATCTTATTCACCGTTACCTCCTTCCTCTTTAGTTCCCACATGGTGAAAAACCTCCAAAACAAGGCTTTCCTTAACCTCGGGCACAGAGAAGGTCACGAGCAGATTATTCATTTGGTCATGAACCCTTTCATAAGCTTCTTGCACATTATGAGCATGGATCAGCATCAGATTCACCTCCTTCTTTTCCCTGCCTGAATCAGCATCAGATATCATATAGACCAGTTTGCACTGATAAAACACATCGCTATCATCATACTCAAACACATCTGTAATCCGAGATTTGGTAATTGCCTTTACCTGAAATGAACCCATCACACGAGCCTTCATCTCTTCGTGAATTTTTGCCTCGGCCTCAGTAAAAGAAAGAGCATCCATCAAATACTCCTCTGTCACATTTCTGGCTCTTCCTTGCTCATCCTCTTTCGAATAAGCAACCTTTGCTTTATACCATGTTTTCATACCAACTCCTCCTCTTTCAAATCCACATAAAACTGTTCAGCCTGCACTATAATGACACCAGCCTTTTGCAGTCTTTCCAGCACTTTAGAGTCCTCACGTTTCCCAAGCACAGCATTCTTATCCAGGCTCACAGTTCGCTTCAGGTATGAGTTCATTCTCATATCTACCAGCTTCTGTACAGCATCCTTCTGTGTAACACCCTTGATAGTACTTACACTCGGGTTATCTGTCCTGAACCCAATCACCCCATTAATCAAGTCCTTCGATTTCTTCTTGGAAAACTCAGTCTCCTGATTAGCCAGGGCAAACGCTTGCAGCTTTTCAAAATCTTCCTGAATCTGAGTTCTTAGCGGTTCAGCTTGGGCATCAAACTGCTTATTAATCGCCTCGATCTGATCAGTCAACTTCTGTGCTTCCTGCTCTTTTTCCCCGTTCAGCACCTTCACTTTGCTCTGGTTTGTGGCATACCGCTTCATTATCGGTACTAAGTCATCTTTACTAGGTGCCACAATCACCTTCTTTTTAGCTCTCGCCATCGTTGTTATTGTTTAGTGTTAAAAAAGAATTTTGCTTGACTGGCAGTATTGCTCTGCATCACGTCTGCACGTGCAGCCAACCGTAGTCATTCAGGCAGTAGCGAAAGAATTACTTTTCTGAGAGTCATAGACAAGTTTCCCAAACGCCCTCATGATCTCCCCAACAGGCCTTTTACCCTTCAAAGCCTGCTTATGAAATCGCTTGTAAGCCTTTAGCTCTATGTTTGAGCCTTTCATACAAATGAGAAGTTCAGGTCTCAGTCGTACAGCATTCACAAAGCACATATCATTGTTAGTCCAAGTCTGTCTAAACCAAACCCAGAAGCAAGGCATCGCCATAAACCTATCGGCCTCATCCGCGTTATCCAGTCCCAAAAGATCAATCAGATATTCAGCTGCTGTATCAAGTAGCACATCTACCAGCTCAAACTCATTCACCTGTAGCTTATCAGCCACCAGAGCCCTGAGTTTATCATTCACTACATTACTCATAACTCACCTCCTTAACTCCTCCGAGATGTCCGTCTGATCTTGGAAATTCTGGTTGAGCAGTGCCAGTCTCCCCCTTGGGGGAGTGCCCAACGGGCGAGGGGGGTATGGCGGAGGGGGTTAAGTTCCTCACCCTCTCCATTTCAGCATGTCTGATGGTAATAGCATTCACTTTACCCTTCGTAGGAATCCAGGCAGTACCATCATTATTAAGCCATTCCAAGCTCACTTCCTTCCCATACATACCCGCCAACTCAGAAGGAGTCGTAAGACCTTTTTTAGCAGGCATCGTATGCACAGGCTCAAAGAGGTTCGACTGATTCACAGCCGAATTATCCATATTTATCATATTGATAAGCCCTAAAAGCTGTTTCTCAGCTTTCTTCATTTCCCTCAGGCTTATCTGTGGTAGGCTCTGATTTTTCCTGCCTCTGAAGTAGTCATACTGCATATCCAGCACCCTTTTCACTTCCACAGAAAAAGCATGTAGCTCAGTCCTTGCAGGATTACTCATGATCACCTCCTTCCTTGCCTTGCGCACTGGCTGTCTCCCCTTTGGGGGATTGCCCAACGGGCGAGGCTTCAAAAAGCGTCCCTTTCAAAGGGTCAACCTTCGGTATCTCCTTACTCATATCCCTCACCACAAAGTCACAGCCAGCACCAAACCTAGAAGCTCGGCACTTAGCCACAAAGTCCTCCAATCGTATTTTGATATCACACAAATGCATGATTGGCTTATTCTTCACCTTATCAGCGAGGTAGGCTACGAGTATGAAGTTCTTGTTTGGAAACTCCTCAAACAGTTCTTGCACCTGTTTAGCAGAAAGAGGAAAAAAGCTGATCGAGTCGATGATCACAAACCTGCCACTATTCTGCCTCCTAAGCTGTTCCTTAAGTTTCTCAAAGTTCTGGAGACCCCTATAGATAAATTTACCCCCTGGTATCTCTTCAAACTTGTTTCGAATTGCGCTGATCTGTATCCCTTTGTGCTTTTTCTGCTCGCAGTTATTCAGAAACACCTTCTTATTCAGAAATATGCAAATCACCTTAGCCAACATCATCAGGTATTCAGTTTTACCATGCCCTCCATCACCGTCCACATACATAGAAAAGTTCTGTGGCACATCTCCAAGGTGATCAAGCCACTCCTTAGGCAAGTCCTGATCTTTAAATGACCATGACATAATGGCACTCACGCCATATCCTTTTTCAGACATTGTTGACCCCCTTTCTATTGTGGTCAAAATGGGCCTTAACACCAGCATTAAACCTGTTTAGAAAGTCATGTCTGACTGTCTCATATTCTTCAACATTGTCTTTCCAGTCACTCAAGAGATAAACCATATACTCCCGTGCCGCCTGTACTATTTCATCAAACTCAGTAGGTTCAACATCTGCCGTTCCATCAAACTCAGCCTTGTATGCAGCAGGCACTACATCATTTACAGAAACGTGATAGGTAGCTCCTGAATCAAACTCTACCATTAATCCATGTGAGTAAGATGACAATGAGAACTTCTGTCCTTCAATTTCACCGCCACCCATATCCACTCTCAATGGCTTAAACTTTGCTTCAAACTTGCGTAGTAAATCATCCATGTTTCACCCCCTCTCTTACTCTCAGTAAGTCCTGAAACACATATTCCTCACCAGTCAATTCCCATGGATTGCGCGGAACGGCTATCATCATGCAAGTCGCACTCTGCACTTTCGCAACAGCACCGTCAGAAAATTTCCCACACATACATTCACAAAAAGGAAACATAAAGCTCTCCTCTTTGCAATCATCTACTCCAAACAGAGCACCTTTCAGAGCCTCCATATTCCCATAAGTAGCCCACATCACCAAGTCCGTCCAGCAAGTCCATTGTAGTCTGTTAAGAGCCTTAGCAAAAACAAATCGCTGAGTAGTCCAATACACCTTTCTGGCATACACATCAATGTTATCATAGTAATCCCAATGCCTCTTGTAGTCATTAGCTCCTACACTTTTGATATATGCCAAATCCATCCTGTACCCAATCATTAATGCACAAATACAGAATGCCGCAAAACCAATCAGTACCATCACCATCCTGCGCCTCCTTCCTCATTGTCCAAAAAGTACTCCTCACAAATACCACTGAACATATCAAGCTCACTTTTATCATTCTCCCCAAGGCACTGAGGGCATTGAGGCAGATCAACCGAATTCAAGCAGTTATCCATCGAGTGCTGTACTATACCATCCGCCTCTGTTTTGGTAAAACCCACATAGTCGTTATGAATATCACATGAGGCCTCACACATACTTCTGTCTGGGAAAACCACCTTATTAGGCAAACTCTGTGGATTGACATACCCCTTGGCTATAATTTTCACTCCCTTAATCATAGCACCTGCTCTATTAGCTCCAGACTCAACTCATGTTCACCTTCCTCTATCTCTCTCAGCAACTTCTCAATGCTACCAGAGAGCTCACCCACATTATCCACTTTGTGAGATATCAGTTTCACACAATCTTTTTGTTGTATCCCCATAGCCGCACACATATCCTTCACTTCCTGCTCATTCTGATCGAATAGTTCCACAAACCCAACTCCCTCTTTAATGCGCCTTTTCAATTGGAAGAATGGCGTTTTCTCCTTCGCAGCCTCCTTTTCAATATGCCTTTTCAAATCAGGCGTTCCCACAAGTATCACAGGGCAATGTCCTTTAACCGCGTCCATGATTGCTTTGAGACTCCCAAAAACAGCATCCTTTTTTTTAGCATTCTCACACTCATCCACGATCAGCGCAGGGCTCTTTTCATTCAGCAGTTTCTTCTCAATGGCTTTTCTCATCCTATAAGCACTACCAATAGCCTTCACATTAAGTACTTCACATAGCTCATGCAGAAAGGCATTCTTAGTCATATCGCTATCCATATTGATGCGATAAGTCCCCTCAGGTCTCATTCTCAAAAAGTTGTCAATAGAGTAGCTTTTCCCACTTCCGGTATTACCCACAATGCAAACAGGCTTACCCGACACAAGCGCATCATCAAAGGCATTCATACAGGCATTGTAGTTGGTGAGGTCAAAGTGTCTCCAGTACACTCTCTCAATACTGAAATCAACTGCCTTTGCCAGTCTTTTGAAGTAAAGGTCTTTAACCGCTACAGTCGTATTTCCAGCTTTCATGGCATCCCAGTTGCCATTCATCATGGCGCTCATGTATGCTTTAGAGATGTCCGCTAAATCCGCTAGTTTTGAATCACTGAGTCCATCCGGCTCAGTTACAGTTGCAAAGCGCATCTTGTACGCCCGTGCAGCTCTAATGATGGCCTCTTTTTGGCCCTCATCAAGTTTGGTTTCTGTGATCATTTTATAATTGTTTAGTGTACTATGTCCAGGAGCCTTTTAGTAGTCGGGGCGGCATCCCCGACTACCTTATTCACTCCATTTATTATGTTCTCTTTTTCCTTTCAGCTCTTTTGGCTACAAACTCACGTCTCTTTTCCTCAGCACTCTTCTTTTCCGCTCTCGTTGTCACGGTCGCAGCTTTCATTCCTCGGCCTGTCACTATTCTATCAGTGTAGTACCTGCTAGAACTCACCGCCTCAGGTCTCGCAAGAGCATCAGCATACAGCTCCTCCATTTTGGGTATAAACTCCTCTTGCTGAGTAGCCCTGGCTCCTTCAACCATTTCCTTAGCAATCTTTATAGGCAAGCCTCCAATTTCAATCCCATACAGGCTAGCCTCTACCTCCAGTTCTTTCCTTTGCAGATAATCAGTCTTATTAGCCCGTCTGTGTGTTTGCTTCATGCGTATGGCCATATCATACTCACCCTGACTAGCCTTGTCTCCGTAAGCCCTCTTCAATGCAGGAATAGTAGTGAGGTAAGTATCACCATCGAGTACTTTCGGTTGAGAAGGATCAGCCATCGCATACACATCCACAGTGCTCATATCACTCTCATCGTAGAAAATCCTCACGGTACGGCTCTTGCCAATAGCAGGTAGATATTGCTCATATCCATGAAAATCAAACTCATACGTTTTACTGTTGATCTTCACCTTTAGCACCTCATTCTTGATCTGCTTTTTAGTCCATCTGTTGAACAGCATCGGCATAGAAGTTGGATCAATCACCTGGGCCTCTGGATGTATATTACCTATCATCTTATCCCAGCGACATCCGCCCTCAAGCTTCTTCAATTCTTTGAAGTTGTACACATTCACCAGCTTGATAATCTGATCAACCGCCTCTTCAAAGCTTCCAATCGCCTCACCTCTATAATCTTTATTCTGAACCCTGTTTTTATCCTTCTGGCTCGTAATATTCGATCCCTTCCAGCCTTCCACATGTTGTGTCAGTCGGTTCAGTTCCTGCACCATCCTCTCCATAAATCGACCTTTTGAATTGCTTGCTTTGGCCTTCGGATCATTAGGAGCAGGCATGGTTATGTCCTTACAGCAGTATTCGAATACTCGCTGAGTATCATCCATCTTGTTGCCACTAAATCGATCACTCTCAATTTCTATGTAGCTTTTACCGATAGTGTTCAGGTGATTCTTGTACATGTTGCGTACCATCTCACCACTCTCTACAATACCAATATCCAGTCCGGTAATAGCCTCACTGTAGTAATCCCAGACAGCCACTACATTCAACATCACCTGTCCGGTCTTTTCATTACCGAGTTTGTCTGTAATCACTGTCTTCGTATAAAAATCTATTGAGAGACCGTCATAACCACCTTTAGAAAGGGCAGCTTTGGGCGCAAGCCCGTGAGTATGAGGTAGCACTTTGTCAATCTCCGCAAATCCATGTCGCTCCCAGGTTATGAATTCAGCCACTTCCGGCTCACTCAAAAAGTATTTTACTGTACTAAGGCCACAAGGCCTCACGCCATCTTTCTTACACCTGAGAGCGTACATCATGTGTATCACCTCATGATCAAATATGTTCCCTTTGCCAGGGTTCATAGCAATGTTAGTGAGTATGGCCGCGTGATACTCTTTCACATCTATTCGTCCCCCCTCAAGAATTCCCGCTGACTCTGGGTTGGTTATCTTTCCGATCACACGCCTGTTCTGATTATTGAAGTTAGAGGGGATCAAGCTGGCCAATGCGGCATCATAAGCCAGTTGATCCTGTCTAAATTTTGGCTCATTCGAATTAGCTTCGATCACTGTTTGAACAGCCTTCGACCAATCCAATTCTCTTTGCTGTAAAGTGGCATAGTTGCTCACTTTAAAGCCGTACCAAAATTTATACTTGTGGGTATGGGGGTTATGAATCTTTCCGAGGTAGTAATTCAATACGGCCTCACGTAGTTCTTTCTTAGTTTCAAAACCTATTTTGCGAGTAGCAGTCTTCGTTTTGTATTCATTCAAAAATCGAAGTATTGCAGCCGCGCGGCTCAGGTCATAAGCCTTGTTCTTTTTCAGTCCCTGCTTTTCAAACCATAAAAGGTCAACAGAGTAATAGTATTTCTCCTCAATGAAGTAGCCGACTTCATTCTGTAAATCAACAGAGTCAAGCGCATCCTTCTCAGCTTGCATAGCCTTCGATTGATTCACAAGTTCTTTCTTATGAGGTAGTTTTGATTTGGTTTGGTCTGGTAGGCTATTGTAGCTAATCACTGTCAACCCCTCTAAGCGTTCGCTTCTCCAGGTCACACGATTCATCTTTCGGCTCTGGCTACACTTCTTGTCAATGTATCCGGTAGAGGTAGAGGCCATCATGGCTAGGTCATCTCTAAAGAGTAATATATCGTTACCTCTCAGAATCATTAAGAGCCCTGTTGAATTAACACCATTTCCTCTCTCAGTTCAGTAGCCTTTTGAGAGGCAAGTAGCTTAATGTCCTCCAAGTGTGTAAAGTGAATATTGAAAGCTAGCTGTACATTGGAAGTATCAGTTCTTTTTCCTGCGACTATCTTCCGTACCAGCTCCTTGCTTTTACCCACTGCGTGAGCTACTGTGTCGTAGTCTTCGGAGGTTGCGAGGTTTTTTATTTCGGCTAAAGATTTCATATTTGTACCGTATCTATGGTACAAGTATAGCCAAGATTCTTGAACATATCCAAGATTCTTGAACATTTTTGAAAATACACATGTCAAGTTTCGGTAACAACCTCAAGCAAATACGAGAATCTCGTGGTCTTAGTCAGCAATCCTTTGCTGATGAGGTTAATGCTATTATGGGGCTTGATCTCAAAAGAACGGCCATTTCCAACTACGAGAAAGGTACCAGCAGGCCAGACCTTGACAAATTAACGGCCTTTGCCAAGATACTTGACGTATCAGCAGATGCGCTGTTAGGTTTAGTACCGATAGAAGGGGGTAAGGTAAAGGGTAAGGTCAGGGGTAAGGTCAGGGGTAAGGTAGAAACAGATTACCAATTCAAAAACAATACAAAAAACCTTACCCTTCAAGAACCGCCCAACCCATACAAAACTATTCAACCTGTAGTAGTCACAGTCGATAGCTCCTTTAACCAAAATATTACGTTTGTCCCCATCAGAGCACACGCAGGCTATTTAAATGCCTTTCACGATTCAGAATACATCAAGGAACTACCTGTTTTCGCTATACCTGGATTTCAAAACGCAACCTTTAGAGCCTTTGAAATCGCTGGATACAGCATGTTACCATATCAGGGAGCAGGTTTGTACCCATCTGACATCGTAGTGGCTCAGTACCTTGAAAGCCCCTTTGAAATGCGTGACGGGCGTGTTTACGTGATTGTCAGCCGTGATCAAGGCATTATTATCAAGCGTTGTCTAAACCGAATCAGCGAAAACAACAAGGTAATCGCACAGTCAGACAACACTAATGGAGAGTATCCTGCAATAGTTCTCGATTTGGAAGAAATACAAGAGGTATGGGAGTTCAAAGCTAAGATCAGTCGCCAAATACCACGCCCAGGCAACATTTTCAGCCGATTAGATGACATTGAGGCTAAGCTAGCCTTAATCAACGATGTCAAAGGTTAAGGGAAAATTAAAGTCTCATAAGCTCCCGAGGTTTATTTCGATCAAAAAATTAAAGTGAAATTCAATATTATTAAGCTTTTGAAAATCTCAAAACTTACCCCATTTACATTAAAAACTATGTCTCCGCTCATTTTGGGGCACTTTACCTAAAAAATCATCAATTAAAAAAATCCGCCCCCCGTATTGTCGTTCTCAGTAAGGCGT